CAGCACCATCAGGTTCGGCAGTTCAATGACGTATTTGGCCGAGGACGAAGGCTGCGTCGTCCAGGCCGTGCCGAGGGTGTAGACCGGCGAGGCGCCCGCCGTGTGCGAGGCGATAATCCGCCGCTGGCCGACCGCCGCCGGTGTGACCGTGTCCTGCACGATGCGGATCTGGAAGTTGCGGTATTCGTTCGCCAGCACGACGGCATCACCGCCCGTCGCCTGCCCGGTCAAGGTCGATGCGCCAGAGGCCGTGGCGGTCAGGGACATCAGGCCGCCGGTGTCATAAACGAAGGCGCCTTTGACCATCCCTTCACCGGGAGCCATGTCGAAGGGCGTGTATTGCTCGTCCAACACAAGGATACTGGAATCGGTAGTCAGGGCTGCCGGAAGGTTGGTGATCGAAAGGCCGGTTGAAAGGGTGTTGGCCGCAACCTCAAACGAACGCCAAGCGTTAGACGCCAGTGTTCCCGAACTTAGCATAAACAGACGACCCGCGAGGATCTCGTAGCGCGCGCCCGAAGCTGGGGTAAAGGTGAACGCCGCATCGACCGTGATGGTCGGAGCCGTACCTGCCGTGTTGCCGACGATCCACCGCTCTTCGGTCTTACCCGCCGTGGTGTCGATGATGCGGATTTTGAAGCCCTTGTCGCCAGACCCGCCGCGGTTCGCCAGCATGTTGACGCCGACCGCAGTCGGAAAAGCCGTCGAGATGACCACGGAGGTCGTCGTCGCGCCCGCTGCGATGGTGCCGACCAGCCCAAGGGACGGAACAAAAGCGCTAGTCGAGCCCGCCCCGAAGGTGCCCGCCAGGGCCGGAGAGGTCATCGGCTGCCACGCCTTGGTGATGATATTGTAGCGGTTCAGGATTGCGGCGGACAGAAGATTGTAGGTGAAAGGGTTTCGCAGCAGCGTAGACCGCAAGTCAGACGCCATAGACGAGGACGCCACATGGGCGTTAGGGCTGGGGTTAACCTGCCGCCAGACGAGTTGGTCGATGACCTTCTTGAACGTGTTTGCCATCTGGCCCTCAAGTGATTCGGGCACGGACGCATTGCGCCCAAGCCGTGCGGTTGGTGTCGAAGACCTGCATCTGCGCGGAGTAGCCTGCGATGGCCGAGATGTTGCTCAGCGTGCCGACTGTGGTAACATTCGTCAGCGTCGAAACCGTGGTGACGGTCGTCACCGTGCCCACCGTTGTGACGGTGCCGCTTTCAACCACCACTGTGCCGCGCTGCCTGCCGAGCGATTTGTCATAGCCCAGCGGGGCCATGAGCATCTGCAAAATGCGCTGCAACAAGTTGCCGGCTTCGTTGTCCGCCACAGGCAACGGGTTCGCCGATGTAACGTCCGTCGCGGTCTTTGCATCATCCTCGCCAGCGAACGTGACGAGGCCCACGGCTTGCGCCTGCGCGGGTTCACCCGAATAGGTGACGTCCCGAGTGGTGACTTTTGCGCCCGTGCCGGGTGTATATCCAAGATTATCAGGCATAGCGGTCCAGCCTCCTTACGACAGCGTTATCGCCGCGCCGGTGAAGTCCACGGTGAACGTCTCGCCGTTCGCCATCGTGATAGACGAGCCGTAGTCCCACCAGCCGACCAGCGGGTCGCCCGCCAGCGTGTCGTCAAACAGCACGACGTAACGGAACGGCCCGACGCTACCTGAAGCCGTCATCACGAGGTCTTGCAGAACCAGCGTGTAGGTGCCGCTTGTCTGCGATGAACTTGTGGTGGTTACGTTCCGGGACGACAAGTTCGTGTAAGAAATCTGCGTTATGTCAGCAATTACGCTGTTAGTCGCAACCGGCGCGGTATTGGTCAGCGCAATGGCAAACTGGTCGGAGCCAAGATTGGTCCCTTCAACCATTGTTTCAGCCCATGCGTTGAACTTGTTAAATGTTGCCATGATTACTCCATTTCAATCTTAACGATTTGACCTTTTTCACGAACAACCCGCTTGGGTCTTGCCAACGCTTCTAAGGCTTTGTCAAGATTTTCTTTGTTTAATTCTATCAGAGAGGACATAGTATTCCCGCTTTCATTTACGGCTGAAGCTATGGAAACCATGTTTTGCTCTAGCGCTTGCACGGCAGATTGCATGCTTTGCAATGCTTGCGACAACATAATTAATGATTCTTGATTTTCTCTCTCATTGTTTTGTTGCTCGTTTTGTTGCTGGCTTTGTTGCTCAAGTTGTTTGCGCTTGATGGCGTTTTCGATGGAAATGGCTTCAAGCTGAAGCCTTTCTTTCTCAATTTGAAATGGGTTTTGGACAGGCGGTTGTTCAACAAACGGCATTTGTTGAACGACTTCTTTCTCCGGCCTAGGCTGCGTAATTTCGTTGCTAACCATTGCCAAGGTCTCGACGGTCTTGGTCTTGGAAAGCTCAGCCTCTGCTCTTGCTTTTTCAGCATCTGCCAATGCTTTTGCGGCCTTTGCCTTTTCGTTTTCAGCAGCGGCTTCAAGGTAAATCTGATTTGGGTCGGGCGGCAACTCTTGTTGCGACATCATTTCCTTTTCTTCGTCCGTAGGCTTGAGGACTCCCATGGCCACTAACTGCGTCCTGTAATAATCCCGAAACTCAGAAAGTCCTTCGCCCTCCATGTTCATCATCGCAGCAGCTTGCAGAATCTTTGCGGTCTCAGGGTCTTGAGACAACGCCATCATCTGAGTAAGCGCGCGCACTGTAGCAGCGCGTTTACTACTACTAGAAGGGCCCACTTCAACAGCAACGTCATACTCAGCTTCAGATAGATCATTCTTATAGTCCAGCTCACCGTCTTCTCCTACGATGGGAACCATTAGTTCTATGCTGTTAACTTCTCCTTGTGTTCCTAGGCCCTTCATTTTCCGGCCTTCTTCTACATATACTACTTTTGCCATCGACAACCAAATTTCACCGCAACGCTTAATTCCTTTAGCAAAGTTAGACATATAAATAAAAGTCTGCATGTCCAGACGGTTTTGCACCATCTCAACCGCTTTGCCGCTTACATTAGCAACAACTTTGTCTCCTTGTTCCTGGTTGCCCAAAACGTCCTTAATATCCGCTTCAGTAATCTGCAACAGCGCAGCCAGAGCAGGCGGAATATCAGGAGGTTCTACATACCCTACCGGGCCAGCAGGTTGAGTGCTCCCGTCAGGCCCTGTAACTGGGTTGATAACCTGGAAAGGGAAGTTTTCAATGTTGTCTTGTCGCCATCTTTCTTGATGGCCGTCAATCTGCTCCGCCAAGAAAATAGGCTTCTTGATGGGTGAAAGCGCGCTGATCTCGGCAAGCTTTGAACGCTGCATGTTTGCCAGTCGCTGCGCGTCTTTAGCAAGCCTAACATGACCAGAAAACCGCTCAATGTTGTCAATAAACCATCGCTTTCCATACACCGGCACGATAGGAATATGCTTGCCAGCAATGTATCCGCAGTCTTCTAGAACACGAGACCCAGACATAATGTATTTGTGAACCTTGCGGCGCTTAACAGATTTTGTCTTGACTAGAACACTGCCAATCGCAGCCAGTTCTTCTTTAGCTTCGTCTGTAAGCTCGTCTTCGCTATATTTGTCTTCTTCTCCATGAAGAGACTTGTAGATGTAAACTTTTTCTTTTACTTCTTCTACGCGATAGTACTCGGCTATATAAACAACATCCGGGGTGCACCAGTCAAACTGCAATTGATAAATGCTTTTATCCCACGACGAGGGATCGTCGCCATATTGCTCTTTGTAGGCTTCAGTGGTCATGCTGGTTAGTACCCAGCACCGGGTAGCGTCGCTTTTGTCTTGCCTCTTTGCTTGCAAGTCAAAAAAGACACTAGAGTCAGCGTCAAAGATGGGCTCTATACGGATACGCTGCTTATCGTCTTCATCGTCTTCTTCGTCCTCATAGCAGGCACGAAGACGCCATGCCCCCATGCCACCACCTACCATCTCTGTAAAGGCGTTGTCGTATGCTTCTTCCGCGCAAGAGTCCTGCTCATCAGCACGGTAGAGCCCGTCACAAGTGTCTGCTAGTTCGTCGTATTCGTCGCCCTCTTTCGAGACAAAATCAACCGTAATGCGGTTAGACCTGTACTCACTTTCAATGCGTTGAATCGCTAGGGCGATCTTGTTTACTTCAAGCCGTGGCTTATTCTCGAATTGTTGGCCTAGTGGGCCCTCCCACTGCGCGCCAGCAATAGAATAGAAACGCCTGTCTTCGAGACACTGTAGACGCTCAGCCCTTACCGCATCTTGCACCGTGTCAAACTCTTGCACCGCTTCGCTGTGAATCTTTATTAAATACATATCATCTCCGCGCCGCCATCGCCGACCAATAATTGGCAGAAGGCATGACCACTACATTTCCCGTGCGTCGAGGGGTTACCCGCCTTAGACCCTCGCACGAGTACCGTAGGGCGTCTATGGTGTGATTATCTTTATCCTCAAGGATGGGTAGTACCGCCCCAGTGCCCGCATCCGTCTTATAGCGGTACAAGGACAATTCGTCGATTACATGTTTACACCGTGGATGCACCACGATATCGCACGACTTCAGCCATTCGATCCCCTCCTCCACCGACTTAGGCCCTTTAACGGCAGGCATTATCTTCGGGTATCCGTGGCTCCGCATATGGCTAATCGTCTCGGGTCTAGCAGAGTCGGCAATGATCGGCCATCTTGTAGACTCCGGCACCGTACCGAATAGGTCAGGGGTGTCTACGATCTCGCACCCCACCATGTAAGCCTCATAGTCTACATACAACGCACGGCCTACTTGATACGACCGCACGAGCACCGTAGGGTCGGTAGCGAAGCCCCAATCAGCACCGAACCTGAAAAGGGCGTCCGAAGGGGCGTCAAACTCCTCTACACGCCAATTGCGGAATACCCTGGCCTCAGTGTGCTGTAAGTACCCTCCGCACCATACGTGGCCATACCGGTCAGGGTCTCGCCCACGGTCGTATTCCATTTCCTGCCTGAGCACGTCCGGGAACCAGGGGTTATCCTGATAGTTCACCTCCACCACGATAGAGCCAGGAGGGGGAGACTTGCGTAGGAAGGCGTCGACAGGATCGTCCTCGCTGGCAGGGTTCCAGCTAAACCACAATTCGGAACCATCTTCCCGGATCGTTGGGCGCAGCAGGTCTAGGCTACGCTGGCTAAGGGACTGGGCTTCTTCAACCCATGCCCGGCTATAGCCTTCTAGAGACTTTATAGAGTCGCTGGTGTGGTTCTGCATGCCCTGGAACAAGATAATGCCGCCATCGCCACCCGCGGGCCCGTGGCTCTTGATAAGGGCATCCTGTGCGGTGAAGTAGGCTCCAGCGTTAAGCTTTGCTATCTGGTCTTCAAGGAGCCTCTTTACTGACTGTGACAGACTCTTTTGCACCTCACGGACACATACCGACCTAGTGCCATGGTCCAGCAAGTGCGCCTCCAGCATGAGACTGGCGAAGAAGTGTGACTTGCCACTACCACGCCCTCCATGCGCGCCCTTGTACCGCGCAGGCCGCAGCAGCGGGGCAAGCTTGGCGGGCGTCTCAATCCGCAGGACTGTCATTAACAATCCGTCGTTCGATCACAGCCAGCACGGCTCCACCTTCCGGGCCGCTGATCGACTGGTGAGCTTTGCCGTCAAGTCTGTCGGCCAGTTCACGGATCGCCCAGCCTTCCCCCTCTGCGGCCTTCTCTAGCAGCCGGTCAGCCGCTGCGCGAAGCTTCTTCGAATCGCCCTGCGCAATCGCACGGTTAAGAGCGTCTAAAAACGGCTTATTTACTGGCCTTCCTGTTGGGTTTCCACTTTGTCCGGTTTTCCAGGTCATAGTATCAAGTCCAACTCATTGATCTTCTTTACTGCTGTCGGGATTTCGGCGTCGGTTTTCTGACACTTGACGCCTTTTCGTCACTCTATCATTCCTCTACCTGTTT